TTCATCATGCACGCACCATTACGGGAGTTCCGTGCAGTCTCTTGGCATTCTGTTTAGCACTCGACGAGTTTTGGACTATTACCATGCATGACCCAATTTACGACTTCACTTCGCCGGGTTTTAGCGACTTTTCCTTGTCGTCAGAGACGGTTCAGATCGGAATCACATTAAAGCGATTCTCCACCGTTCCAACTCCTAGTGTGAGCTTTCTATAATACTCCTCAAGAACAACTTGCTCCGTTGGTGTAATATCGAATGCCAACCAGAAGGAATATCGAGTTTCGGGCGATGGTTCGCGATACGTTGCATTCATGCCTTTAGACAATCTAAAAAATCCACCATCCATAGTGGTGTCCACTAAAGGATCCGCCCCATTGGAGTTTCTTTTATAAAATGAATAGTATTCCTGCAAAACAGGCATACCAGCAGTCAGCGCCATACCACCATCACCCACAGCAGCCATCCACTTTTGCATAATACTCCTATTATCCAAAGGTTTCTTTGCTACCGCATCTTTACCTACACTTTTCCTAGGATTTCTAACCATGGTGTATCCACCGTACTGATTAAAAACTGGTTGAGCTTGACAAAATTCAATTCGTTCGAATACGCTTACGGGAGCTTCAGTGACCAGCACGAAACCAGCACATTCGAACCATTGATTTATCAGATTTAACTTATTCAGGTTCTCTTTTTCGAGGAACAAAACACAGTCATCGCCGTCGTTTGCGAGATCTGCATCCAGTTCAACATACTCAAGATAATCAAAAGTCAATCCACACATTATCAATACATTTCCACTTGATGTGTTAGAATCGCCGGAGGCTCGGTTATGAGTCGTCGAGTAGACTAAGCTACCGTCTGATGTATAACCCCGACCTTTGTTACACCTTTGTAAGCTCAAAATGTGTTTGAAGTATCTATCTCCAGGATAGTACGACTGATACATTCCATGCTCCCAGCGCAACGCAGAATTACTAACATGCTTATCAAATTTGGATGCATCTAACGGTACTGCCACAGGATTCTTAAATCTACTCCACTTCGCAAACAAAGCATTACCTCTTTGCTCCATGTTTAAACCCTTGAACACCGTAGTATCACCATAGATACGATTGATATTTTTATACAACAACTTCTC